TTGAGTGAGTAAACGAGTGTAGCCATATGTTAACGTGCCACCACCACCAGTAGGAGATACACAATCATCGAAAGTTAAGTTATCAAATAAAAAGGACGATTTGCGGAACTCATCAATAATCCCCATTTGCAAATCGTCTTGTACGTTAAGTTTTGCTTCAGCTAATGTAATTGCCATTAGTTAAATACCTCCGTTAAATAAATTATTCACATTGTTGGGCTTCAATAGCTGCCGCTACAGCCCCTTTTAATCCAGCAGGCTTGTTGCCTTCCCCACCATTACCGGCGCCACCGTTTCCTGAACCGCTTCCACGTTTTTGACTATCTTTAATCGCATAGTCTTTCCCTTTAAGCCATTCATCAACGCAATCATCAACAGTTCCGCTGGTCCCGTCAGATTTAACATATCCATAAGTGCCATCTTCATTGACCTTAATTTTGCTAACAATCAATTTGGAAAATTCTTTTGGATCCATAGCATTTCGCTTTGTTAAAGAATCTACAACTGCTGCAGCTATTTCGGATTGGATACGTTGTGCATCAGCATCTTCACGGGCTTTACGTTCGGCTTCTACGGAATCTTCTAAGGTTTTAATCCGTTCTTGCATGGCAACGATGCCGGCATCATCCTTAATCCCTGTGGAGTTAATTTTTTCTAACTTGCCTTGCGCCTCAGCAAGCAAACGTTCGGAGGCTTCTTTTGCCGCCTTAGCCGTTTTTGCCTCATCATTTTTGGCGTTAAATTGACTTTTGGAAACATAATTCTCCCCATAATCCTTAGTCACCGCCTCTGCCTGCTCTTCTGTTAACCCTAACTTGATTAATTCCTCTTTTGTCATCTGTATGACCTCCTGTTAAATATATCTTTCCCACTTCGCTTTATTTTCGTGTGCCACACCACACGACTGCGGTCTCGTTCTTTTTCGCCTGCGATACTAAAAAGGCAAATAAAAAAGCACCTGCATAAGCAAGTGCTTGATTGGTTAAATTAAGTTTTAAATTTCTCGTATTTCTGCGATTTCACTGGCATACAATTCATATTCGTCAACATATATTGATGCTTCATCAGGCTCATTATTCACACCTGATGTAAACGAATCTAATTTACCAGTCATGGTGTCACCGTCAACGAATCTGACTTCTACATCTTCTGAACGAATCTCATTATAGCGTTTATAAAGTTGTTCTTCTGTCATTTCCGTTCACTTCCCTTCGGCACTATATGAATACCCTTTCCTGATACATGTACAGTTGCAAGGCTAGTTTTCTGCTTTGTTCCTCTCCTTGCATTTACATCATACCCAATATGAGGGGATATATCAACTATTATTTTATGATTCCAATCACCTTTTCGAGTAAACCTAATGCCACTGTAGACGCCTTCCTGTATGGCCTTTATAACATCAGCATGAGGGATTTCATGGTTATAATAGCTTTTATTTTGTGTTTTATCGTAAAGCTTACCACCTTTTATATGCATGCTTTGCCGCATCACATAACTGCTATTAAAGTATGGCGAGTTAATATAATCAATAACACGATGTCTAACATCATCTATTGTTTCAAACGCCCTACGCTTTGAAAGATCCTCAATATTAATTTTTCCATTCTTAATATAATCTTTCAACGACTCAATAACAGGCAGTCTGCTTTTGAATACGGCACCATCCCAGCCCCTAGCTTTCTCAGTCCATGATGCGTGCCCATTCATTACTAAATTGCGACCATTTACGCCTAAAATGCGCTCTTGTTCCCGCTTTGGTAACGACTTCAGGTACGCTAATCCTCCAGCTTCTATATTCGGCTTGGCTGATACAGTATTAATCATACCTTCTATAATTGGCTTAATACGGCATATACAATGCGGATGTGCTGGTAAATGAGGAAATTTATCTTTAGGATAAATACCTCTCCCAAGTCCATATAAATCAGCATTTGCATATACATCACATATATCAACCACAGGATGTCGTGTGCTCAATTTCCATTGAAATGCAACTACATCAGGATCATCCATATGCCTTGCAATTTCACCCTCTGCATACGCACGAGCCCTTTCAGTTCTAGCAATACGTTCAGCATGATAACGAGACTTTTCCTGAGTCGCAACATATATGGCATGATTTAAAGCGGCTGTATTGCTCTTTTCAACAGCATCAATCAACTCACTATATGCGGCTCTAAGGCCCGGAGTAGTTTCTTGCTCAACTAATCGGCGAACTTTTCGAAGCTGATATTTAAGTATATCTTTCCCAGCTTCATCATTAGGCAGTGGAATAGACAACTTGCGAAGCCTCTCCAAAAAGTCAGGTAATTCAGCTTTTGAAATGACAGAATTGCCACCATAGCCATCAAATATGGCCTTTGCTGTAGCTAATGTATCTTGTCCTTTCTTCATCGAATCGTATATCGCTGCTGCAACATCGTTTTTGATACGACTAGACGCATTATGTAGCCGTTCAGATAAGTTTAAGCCATCAGGTGCCCACGCCTCTTGCATAGCCTTAGAAATCGTTTTTAGATCATATGGCATCCCCTTTATAATCGCACTTTTAATTGCATTACCGGTTACACCAATATCAACCCCATATCCTTTGACACATTCACGAATTAATTCAGATATTAAAATACCCCGCATGGCATCCATAACGGGGTATTTATTATACGCTTTTCGTACTGCAGTTTGTGGGGCATAACCAGCTTCTAATAGTCGTCGAATTTCATTTTCGAACTTATCTATAGTATCCTGAATAGTTTGTTCTGTAGTCTTATTCATCTACATCATCGTCCTCACTACCATTTGAATATGTGACATCAAGGACATCTTGTTGTGTTGAATCCTCAATTTCTTTAATGATATCATCATAAACCTTGTCATCGATGTTCGGCATATATCCATCGAGAACTCTTTTAACAATTTCCGTGTAATAGGTTTTAGATTTAAAGCCAAGATCTAATGCTTGTTGCCCCTGCGATAATACATCAGCTACATCATTAATATCAAAGTCTCTTGGATATTCGCATTTATATGACAAATTCTCATTTGTCCACAATTCATATAGTTCAATAATTGCTTTTTCCGCATTCTCGCATTGTACTGCAAAATTCGCCAGCCGTTGGTTGGTTCGTTTAAACGCCCATTGCTTTGCGACACCGGATTTTTCTTGCTGCACCCCTACCACAGAATCAACCCCACCAATACGGTACATTTCTTTAATTTCGGAGTCTTTTTCTTTCATGATAATTTCAGCTGGTCCCTTATCCGGAGCAATATATGCTGGCGGATGACTAGACTCAGATGGATACAATAATACATTATTGACGCCAAGGGTTAGATCCTCAACACTTTCATCTGATGGCATTGTTAAAGTAGAGAATGTTTGAGAATTAAGGATTTGTGTTAATAAGCTATCCAAATGATATAGACGATAGTTCTTTTGAGCGAGTGAGTAAAACTCTGGATGAGGTAATACTGTAGTTTTTTTAGTACTACGACCAAACCATTGGACTACAGGCACACGGCCGAGGTTATGTTGCCCCTCTGCAATAACGCCTTTCCCTTTGTCTCGAATTTTCCAGTCGGTATCAGTCCACTCGTGATAAATAATCTTTGTGCCACCATTATCATCAATGATTGACTCTTTATATTCAAAACGAATGATGCGCCCCTCATTATCTAATTTCCAACCAGTTACATCAGCAGGTTCAACAGATAGCAAATAAGGAAGTCGTCTATCCTTCACATTGTCGGCAACGCTTGCACCAAATTCAGCCACATTGTTGACAATAACATAAACCACGCCATATAGCTTTGCAATTAAAGCCTGCTGTTGGATATATTCTTGTAATGATGTTCCTAATCTATCAGCATTCTTTAAAAATACATCAAATTTTGCTGTAGAATTGTACTCACGCCTAATCTCATCATTAAAAATTGGGTCAACATTAGCATTAATAATAGGGGCAATATGATTGGAATAGCTAGACAATGCCTTCCGAAAATTATAGTTATCTAGGTTCTCTCTTGGGTGTTGTTTTAATCCTCGCCCTAACGAGAATAGCCCGGAACCATAATATGCATCATGTAAAAGCTTGTATGCATATTTCTGTTCGCTACTAATATACATGAATAGATTAACCTCCTAATAAATATCGGAATTAATGGATTTAATAACCGGAGCATTTAACCGCTCAACAACACCAGTTGTTGCATCCGGTGCATCATCATGAGCATTTTTCCCCTTACGTTGATATTTGTACATGGCCGAATAATATTCCGGCCATAGTTCTTTAAAGTTTTCCGGATATAATACGTGATCCATAACTTGTGTAGAGTTAGATAATATTCTAGCCTCTTTATTTTTGCTTTGATGGAACGTGACAATCTTAGTACGATTGCTGGGATATTCATCTTTAAGAATTCGCTTAACGTTACGAGCAAATCCACGGCCACCGTTATTAGATTCAATATCACTAACATTCACCCCATTACGATGTAATAGTTCTGCGGTTTTTCTTTCGGTAACCTCCATGGGTGCATCAGTAAAAAGAATGTCCAATATATAAGCATTATCGTTATAAACGCCGTACACAATAGCACATAGCCAATCTTCGCCAGTATCAGCAGAATCAACATATGCCTTGACTGCAGAAAATAAAGGATATCCCTTATCATCTCTTGGGATATCCTTGTAAGTACTAAAGTATGTATATAGACGGCCTTTAACATCAATAGGCTCTTGCTGATAGTTAGCTGATGCAATATCTTCACCCATCGCTCTGACTTTAGAAAGGTAGCTGTCTTTTGATAACACATCATCACATAACATAGTGCCATCATCCTGCACGGCTTTCATCATGATAACTTTAGGCTTGAATTTGGGATCATCAGCAAAATGTTCAATGGCTCGACCAGCTAAATCATCACTGGCCCAACGAGTCATAATGATAATTATTTTTCCGCCTTCCTCTAAACGGGAAAGCATTGTGTTGGTGAACCAGCTCCAGTGAGCTTCTTTAACATTTTCATTATGTGCTTCCTCAGCATTTTTAATGATGTCGTCAATAATTAAAAGCGAAGCACCAAAGCCAGTAGATGAACCATCGGGCGAGGTCGCTAAATAGCTATTATAGCCATCTTTTAACGACCACATATGCGCAGCACCGTCACCCTCTTTAATTTCTACACCACAAAAAACATCTGAAAATACGGTGATATCATCATCTGCCTTGATTTCCTTAATAGAATCACGCACACCCTTTGCAAACGACTTTGACAATGTAGCATTGTATGAGCCAGTCATAATCTTTTCTTTATGATTCTTGCCAAATGCCCATTTAACCAAATTCTGAGCGGTGCGGCTTTTACCGTGACGAGGTGGAAGATTTACGATAAGCACATTATAAATGTCGCTTTCATAGAACTCTTGCAAGGCATTACATAGCTCTACTAAATATTGGCGGTCAGTCCTATAAAAATCACCTTCTAACAGATGGCAATAATAAAAGAACTCACGTCGTGCGAGTTCTCTTTTTGCTTGAACTATGATTTTATCTTGTTTAGTCATGGCCTATCAACTTCTTAATATCGTCGGTAGATACACCATCGAAAGGGTTATTGACCTGAGCTTTAAGTTCCATTTCAGTTTGGTCCTTTTGTCCCAAGAACTGCTTGCCAAGAAATATTGCCATTGCTGCAGATCTATCAGCGAGTTTCCATTGCTTACGTCGTAAACTTATCTTTCCCGCGCTTCTCTTTTCTGCAAAAATGTCGGAGAAAGTCTTTCCATATGTTCGCTTGCACCAAGCATTGAGCGTCTTATCAGAAACACCGAGCACAAGCAATATTTCGTCCTGTGTCGCCTGTATCTGACACATAGCTTCAAACTGCTCCTGCTTAATGACTTTTTTCGGTCTACCAGTTCTTGCCATCTCTTAACCCCCTTTCGATTTTTTCCACATTTGATTGAGAATTTTAGGTGTGCAACAATCCCAATTTACACGATGATGCATCCTCATATGCTTATCACCCATTGCAGCAACTTTAACGCATGAAGGCGAATACATAACAGAATAGAATGACTTAACATAAGTACCACTATCGAGGTATATTTCTGTTAAGCCTCCTTTATTCTTTTGTGTCTGGCCTTGATTTAACATAAAATCCATCGTCGTGAATATTAAATGCCCAGTTTCACCATATCGAACATACATAGTTGTATCTTCATTAATACGACCATAAAACTTGAAAGGTGTATCAGTTCGACAGAAAAAACTATTCATGGCTTTACGTAGTAACTTCTTTTTGAAGTTCCCGTTATCTACACCTCCAATATAGTCGCCACCTTGTGCCAATGCTACTGTAATTGCACCTGTTTGATCTAAGAACTTTACCATAGCCATAAAAATGTCGTCCAGTCGTTTTGTTGTACATGACAATAGTTTTCCATTGCACTCATATCGATGAGCAAAAAGATTATAATCATCATCCAGCACTAAAAAATGGATAAGTCCCATTTTTTCGGCAATCGTATGACAATAATTTCGAGCATAGATAACCCCTTTTAATTCCGGTTCAAGATCAGCAGTGTCTACAAGTGCTGCAGCATCTTTTTTACTAAATACACGTACAATATCTTCACCATACTTATCGATGTAAGAGTTTCGCATATCATCCTCATCATCAATTATGATGTATATCTTACCTGTATACCCTTGATTGATTAAAGTTTGATATGTTTTAACATTACCAGCTCGACCATGGCTCAAAATAAATACTGCAAAATTATTGTCCATCATTTTCATCACCTAAAATCTCTTCAAGGCTACTAGATAACTGCACATACCCATTTTTAATAGCATCATCATAATCAATAATAACTAATGCTGACCGTTCCATAAGATCCTGCATTTCAGCACTAGCATTTGCATAATATTCAGCAATTCGCTTGTAATTAAATTGATTGTGTCGCTGAGCTGCTTTCCTGAGAAAGTCTTTTTCCGTATCACTCAGATTGCTATCTTCAATCTCCATTAACAAAGCTTCTGTTTTTAAATCATCAATACAGCTTTCGAGCGGTACTACTTCGCCTGATGGCTCATATTGAGGAATATTAATATCAGTAGTATAGGTATCATCAACCTCATCAAGGGCTTCTGTATCATCTAAAAACCCGAATTCCGACATATCAATTTCAAGGATTCCTTGCAACTCCTCCATCATAGCATCAGGATCCCACGTAGCGAATTCAGATACTTTATTATCGGCTAGCCTGAATGCTTTCACCTGTTGCGGAGATAAATCATCGGCCACAATACAAGGAACTGTATCCAATCCTAATTGTTGAGCTGCTCTATATCGGGTATGACCTGCAATAATCACATTATCTGCATCAACTACGATAGGCACTTTAAAACCAAATTCTCTAATTGAATTGGCTACTGGTTGCACAGCCACATCATTATGTCTTGGATTATTGTCATACGGCTTTAATTCTGATAATTGCATTTCAACAATATTCATGATGATTCCCTTTCTATAATTTAATATATGGCGGTAGAGGTAGGATTCGAACCCACGCACGCATTACACGTCTATCTACTTTCAAGGCAGTCCCCTTTGACCTCTTGGGTACTCTACCACGTAAATTTAGGCATGAAAAGAGGACACCTGATTCGGTGTCCTCTTCACAAAGCTGTATGCAAGAAGGTGTATATAGTCGTGTCGATTTCGTCATTAGGAGCCACTTACAATTTATCGACACTATCATTATAAAACACCCATAATGACATGTAAATGACAGTTTTGTGACAATTTGTCAAGTTTTGATTGCATGCAATTAAACTGCTTGGATTCCCCATATTAATAATGCCATGTCGTTCTCCGCCTGTTCTAAATAGCGATATACTGTCCGCTTTTCAACATTCAATTTGTCAGCTACAGCATCGACATCTAGCTTATCAATGTAAAAATACACAAGCGATTTAAAGTACGGTTGATTGCGATAATTACATTGTTTTCGATATACATCAAGCATATTATCGACATGCTCTAATATCAATTCTGTACGACGCTTGCTAGCGAGAATAGATTCAACACGCAATACTCCTCTACGGTTAAACAACTCCGTTAAAAGTAACTGCAGATCAGTCGGAACACTGCTTTCAATGTCAGCTATGGCATTTTCACAATGCTCTTTAAGCTCATTGTACCCAGCTAATAGCTTTTTTGTATTCTTTCTTGCCTGCTCCCGCTTTTTAGCATGGTCTTTCTCGATCCTCTGCTCATAAATTTCTATAGCCGTTTCAGTAGCTAATTTGACAACCGCATCAATATCAGTTATCGCTTGCACCTGTTCCAATTCTAACACCCCCATAACCCTATAATTTGCTTTGTGTAGCTAATGAATTACGCTGCTTTTTACACCAATTAATGGATCTGTTATGAAACCCTGTTAAAAACCCTCTAATCGGAGTAAAGTCCTCTGCAGTTTCTTTTTGCAAATCATCCAAAAACTGTAATTGTAATTTAGCTTCATATTCAAGCATATTTTGTGTTTCATCCAATACCGACACAGCACCTGCAATAATCATCTCATCAGATATGTTGTATCGGCTATCTAATAATTTTAGTAGCTTAACCAACACTATATATATTGCTCTTTTCATAGCTCCACCAACTCAGCATGATCCCATTCACTTACGCAATGTTTTGGGCTACTCCATGAAGTCCCACCATGAGACCACGTTAACACATACCCATTTTCATATCCTGCAAAATGTCTTTTTTCTTTTGTCGTTGATGCGTTATTCCATACACGAACAGGTGTATCAACAGGAATGTTTGCCCAGTCTATAACCCCTAATTCTTTTGCAATACTTAAATATTGATTTAAATTTGTTTTAGGAAGTATATCCCTAATACAAGTAACCGTTGAATATTTACCAACAAATTTTAAACTTCCAAATTCATTGAATTCTGGTTTTTCTGTAGCCAACCATACTCTACCACAATAATCCTCAGCCAAATATCTCCAGCCATTATCATATAACTTTTGTAATAGCCAGTTCTTCCCTTGTTCATCTGTAATCATTATCTGACCTCCTGCTCCATAAGAACACCGTTAGCATCTACCTTGTATTCTTTGGTTTCAAGTACTACATAGCCAGTATTTTCATAGCCGTGTTTCTTTTCCCATTCACGAAAGATATTTGTCAATGCCTCGCTCAATTCATCAATATGTTCTTTCTTAACATCTGTCAAATAATCTTCGGACCACTCAGCAATCTCATCATCAATTTGATGATTAATTATATCTTCGATTACATATTCGGCATCCACCTCCGGGATACAATAATTAGGATGTCCTATTTTTACAATGGTCGCCCCTTTTCTGTCCGGCTCATCTAAAAAATAATTATCGATTGCACCTTGTATTGTATTGCAGGGTATTCCTGCGTCACCATGAACCACATCTACCCAACACCATTTATTCTTATCTTCGACTAGCATTTTATCACTCCTCATAAGCATCTATTACATAATAATTTGCATCAGCAACGCCATAAACATCATCGATTTCGAAAAAATTGCCATTAATTCTAACATAGCACTGCTCATCAGGATCACACTCCTGTAACGCCTCTATTAGCTCTTCTACTGTCATTTTTTACCCTCCCATGGACTACGTTTATTAAATATCGCCCATGCTTTACAATCTTTAACTTCGACACAATAGCCATTATCGCTATGTGGTAAAATCGAAAATTCGTCTAACCTTTCACCCGAAATAGCTACCAAAGTTCCTATTACGTAATCGTATTCACTAACATGAACTATCACAACTGTATCGGGTGGCGGTAAACACTTTTTAAATTTATGCCATTTCATTTTTTGACTCCTAACCTAGCATTTGTCTAACAATATAAGGTGTATACCATTCGTCAGACCTATTTTGATTTGCTAGTACTCTGAGCATCAATGCACCACCCAATATATACATCAGCTTTCTTTAGATCTTGCAATTCATCATCTTTTTTACCGGCTCGAATCAAATACTTCAAGGCATTACCTTTACAAAAACCTTTAAACTCCTCAGGAGTTAATGCAGCCCGTAATACATCAATGCTTTCAATATTTAATCCCGGTAACTTATAATGTTTTGGGCTTTTAACAGTATCATCAATGTCAGACTTTTTGCCACTAAAAAATTCTCTAATGGCTTTAACTTGCTCCTCAGTAAAGAAAAAGCTATTGTTTGGCTCTTTTTGTATTCCGCCTTCTTCAAGATCTGCAAATATCTTTTTATTACCTAGATAAAAAGTTACATAACCGTCTCTATTTGGAATTTCTTTATTTTCAGACATAATTTAGGGCCTCCTCATTCACTAATTTAACAAATTTATAAGTGCATACATTCGTTGGATCGTCACCAGCAGTCCAGGAGCTAAGGCCCTGAAGGAAAGCCTTAATCTCGCCATCACGTACACCTGCAAAATGTCGGCGGTACCACCCCTTACCATCACTGCTTACAAGTACATGCGTGTCGATCGGGACTTTAGACCAATCCACTTTATGAAGGTACTGTGTAAGATCTACCATTCCGAATATATTATTTGCAGGGATTAGATCCTTAAATCTTTCAAGATCGATCGCCACTGCTTCCCGACCTGTTAAACGTTCAAATCGACCTAGATAATTTATTTCCGGCTTTACACTTTGCCCGAATGTATATCCCCATGTGTCGGTGGCGATATACCGGACGCCTAATTTATAAAGCAATTCCATAAATGATCGTTGATCGTTACTTGTTATTTCCATTTACCTTCCTCCTATTCCATATTTCATGGATCACATGTGGCGGCTGCGCTTCTATAATATCGATCTCAACCCGCGGATTATTTTTGTCTACCCCTACGATTTCAGATCCATCATAACTTGTGATCCACATATCGTCGTCAATAATGCCAGCTTCAGTCAGAATATCTGATGTAGCTTGTAGCAGGCCGACCAAGTCAGGCCAATGTGCCCAGTTAGGCATGTAATAGCGGCACCGTAAGGACACAGGGCCAGAATGATACGCTCGTTTACGATAGAATTGCAACTGTTTAAGCGCTAATGCTTGATATTCCTCAAAGGCTTTTGATGGTAAGACACGAGGATATTTCCCAGCGTATACAACTCGCGAACTATTCTTTTTTGTTGCTGGTCGGCCATAAATTACAAGCTTATTCATTCTTAATGCGTAATCTTTCCTTTTTCACTTAATACACTACCTAATGCATTACGCATCTCAGCAGTAACAATATTTAACAGTTCCTCCGGTGTTTTATTAGCATTCTTCGATGCTAATTGAACTACCTGTGCAACTCCTGCACAAAATCCGATTGTTAAATCAGTGAATTGTCCTTCCATTCCAACTTTAATGCATCCATTATCAAAAACTTCTATCTCAATCTTGGCATTTGGTTTCATTCTATTTCTCCTTAAATTTGTGAAATATCCAACGGATCCCGTTTAGACTTACCTTTAAACGATAGAATAAATGACGTCTCTTTCAATCGATCATAAATACGGCTATCATAACACTTCTTAATTTGTTGAACAGATAAATTCGTAGTGATAATAGTCGCTTTTCCACGTTCAACTCGGTCAGAAATAATCGAATCAACCTTACTTGAAACCCATTTATTATCGTATTCGGCCCCGAAATCATCTAGTACAAGTAAAGGGCAATTACGAATGCGATTTTCAAATTTTAGATAGTGTTCAGCTGGTCCCTTACTCAGTACGAGCAATGTGTCGAGTAAGCTCATCATTGAAATAAGGTAGCCATTGTATCCTTGCTCAATCGCTCTTCGTAATATACTGATAGCTAATGATGTTTTACCAGTTCCAACTGGCCCCATCATAATCAAGCCCTTTCCACTTTTGATATGCTCATTTAAATGAACGGCATATTTCATAGCATAGTTATATACGTCCTTATCTTCGGGCGGTGCTCCTAGCTGCTTCAATTTAGAGAATGTCATATCTAGATATCGACCTTTTATGCCATACTGTGATAGATCTTTCTGACGCTCAACTGCGACAGATGATGGATAATGCGGGGTATAGAACTCATATCCATTCTCCTGTTTCTTTGGACCAGTCGATTTCGTCGCTATTTTTTGCCTTAGCTGTTCTATTGCCTCCGTTACGTCCATTGCTTCCATTTCCCTTTATCACCTCCTCTTTAACCTTATTGTTAAGAATAGCTGTTATATACCCTATACTGCCTTTACCTCGCTCGCTAGCAATAGAGATGGCATTAACTACCTCATTAGCCCCAAAGTCAATAACTAAATCATCAATACGCTCTTTGGTAATCGAACTAATTTCTCCTATCTCACTCATATAGACTCTATAGACCTTAGATTGAGTATCGTTTAATTTTGTATCGGACTTTTCAAACAGATCATTGATGTCAATATCATCTGAAGCATTTGCTTCGTTTTGCTTCACTTCATCGTGCTCATCAGTAGAATAGAATATAATATCTTTCTTTTCTTTCTTTTCTTTAGGCAGGTTTGCTAGCTTGCTAGAACTTTTGCTATAGTTATCGCTAGCATTTGCTACGTTTTGCTTAGCATTTGCTAAATATTTGCTAGCTTTTGCTAAACCGCCTAAACGCCCAGCCTCTCTACGTTTTTCCAAAATTGCATTGGTTTTTGCTAAACGTTCTGCAGTTCTACGTTGTAAAGATGGAGACCAAAAATATGTGCCATCAGTATCTAATAAATTACAATCTTCAATTAATGATTGTATAAATTTTTCTACCAAATCTGGCAAATTAGCACTTGCTATATTTGCTACGTTTTGCTTAGCATTTGCTATATTTTGCTTCCAAAAAGCCAAATTGTCTGAGATTTGAAACGCTATAGCAAGCCCAGCAAAGGTGAATTTGTTATAAGGAAGTTTGCAATCTTCCTCAACAGCCAAGCGTTCAATTAAAATCCACCACCACGCATATGACACCATGCCGTGTAGCGAAATCATAATCATGATTTTAGGGTCACTTAGTGCGCTTACATCGTGGCTAAAATAGTTTGTCAACTTAGCCATAACGTCATCCCTCTACTTCCATCTAGTAACAAATATATCCATAACCGAGCACCCCAAAGCCTGTGCCCATCGAAATCGAGTTGAAGATTGAACCACATCTTTGCCACTCAACGCCTTCACAAGTGTTAGAGGCGAGCAATGCGCCTCTTTCATAAAATCCAGTAACGTCATTTGCTTATTATGTAATAAGCGGTGAAATACATCACTCCGTAAAAACATATATCCCCCTTATTTATCAAACATTTCATTGATGTTATTATCATCAATGACTTCCCCTGTATCCGCATCAACAATATCATTGCCGACCATAAAAGTGTCACCAGCCGCATCTAATGTTTCGCCATCAAAGTCAGTAACTGTATGACCTTCACTGTCAATCGTAATAACACCACCGTCATTTTCTAATGCAGTAGCTAACGCATTAGATCCTTGCATTTCAATGGACAAGATACCATATTTGCTTAACAATCGTTTGAGTACAGTCTTAACGGCCATCGTATGGAAGTCAGTCAAGCCCCAGCGGTCTGTACCGCCCTTATAATTTCTAGAGTACTTTTTGGCGTGAGCCTGCATTTCCTCAATATCCATATATAAGAACTTTTCAAACCCATTAATGAGCTTAAAATAGGCCATGTACCCAATAATTTCATCCCCGGTACGTTCACCAAATTCATATTCGCCAGTAAAGCGATTAACACACTTTACTTCGCCTTCGTATACAGGCACGGCGTTAATAGCCTTATATTGCCCGGTTCTCATAGCTAGTTGTATATAGCCTTTATAGCCCAACTGAAATTGAGCTTCATAACGGTTAGTCTTTCCATTGTGAAACGGAATGATATAAGCAAACCCAAAATTCTGATTTACAGGCAAATTCATTGCAGCCGCCGTGGCACCAGCACCAATAATGGTGGCTGGGTCGGACTTCATCAATAATTCGTTATTATTAGCAACTGCTAATAAAGAGGAAATAAAAGCTGCCGAATTTTTACCAAGAATTTCGTTAAACCGGTTTTTAATATTGTCGTTTGATAGCATTCCTTTAAGAGAATTATCCTGCTTTGCAGGTGCTAATTTGCTTGTTTTTAGAGTTACGTCTTTAGTTGTTGCCATTATTTAATATCCTCCTCAAATACGATTACTTTATTCTCGAGATCAATTCGCACATTGCTAATATCTAGCTCTAATTCACTGCGAAAATCTAAAATTTTAATTTCATAATCATCATCGACTTTTTCAAGTAATGATTTAAGCCATTCTGCCGTCATAATAATATAGCCTCCATTATTTACAACTGAATTGAGTCCGTGAAGGCTCATTTTTTATCACATACTTACTGAATATATCAGGATAATCTGCAGCCAAGCCCTTTTTATCAAATCCATCAATAGCCTTTCTATATTTCCATGTGATTTTATGCTTATTGGTATAGCCTACTTCATTATTGGCTAATAGCTGGCATAGATTATTTTGAGCCTCTTTGGCCCGTTCCTCAGCGTCCTTTTTATCGGCCTTAGCTTTCAAATACGCTTCAGCATAAATATCGGCGGAATCTTCTAATTGAATAGACTCAGGCTGAGTGTTGGAATATAGTTGCCGTAATGCCTCTTGGCACGAATCAGATCCATCAACCGCTGGCATAGTGTCAGTTAATACGAACGACCAGAACTCTTGCGCCGCTTCAATAATTGCCTCTATAACGTTATCGTTACGAGGAATTTCTTTGTAATAGTAATCATTGCCACCAACTAATGCAGCAATCCACCAACTCTTTTTACCAGTGACAGCCATATAGTGCTGACACTGAATGTAATAGGCATCAGGGACGCTGTCCCCTTGCCATTCATCCACTTTAAATGCGGAGGCTGTTTTGCACTCCAGCCCCGCATCAATGCCTACAATTTCCCTATCAATATTTGCTAATAAAAACGGATATTCAACGGATTGTAGCGTGAAATTATTATTTCTGACACTATACCCGGTGCGAATAGCAAATTCATCTGCAACAATGCTTTCGAGCTTTGTCCCCCAATATGTAAATCGATTTCCATCGTCCTTAGATGGTATTGTCCGGCCTGTTTTATCCATCCACACATCAAGTGCAGATCTATAATTGCTTAGGCCTAAAATAGCGGCCATATCTGAACCGCCTATACCACTCTTACGAAACTCTAACCATTCCTCACGAGTGGCCTTATTCGCATCAAACACTTTTTTGTAAGCCATATAATTAAGCTCCCTTCTGCTTTTCAAACAATTTAACATCAATATCCGAAGTATTAGGTGCAATCCTATGGCGATACGCCCATGAAAGAACCTTATTATTGATAGTTTTGTTGGTATGCACTGATTTATTAGCATATAATTTTGCTTGCACCAGCAATGCCCCATTGCCTTGTAGTGGTTTTAGTTCTAAGCAAGCTACAAATTTATTAGCTTTCTTAACACCCACAATAATGCATTGCCCCTGCTGAATCTTATTTGTGTAAGATCTAACGCAGTTTTTAAGCGCGACGCCAATGTTCACTAAATCCGCACCCGTTTCAGGGATAACGAATTCTAATCCGTTTGACTTTTCAGCCAATCCATCGGCCTTTAGTAACTCCACATATTCAAAACGTTGTTTATTTAGAATATTAACCAGCTCATCATGTACATCCCTTAATTTGGGATGTGTTTCCCAAAATGTTGCTTTGTTTTCTGCTTCTAACTGTGAGTACATAGTTATGATGTCCCATTCAAAATGGTTGCTTAAAAACGGAATAAGCTGATTTTTATATTCCTGCCTAAACCGTTTTAAAAATACTAACGCTTGGGCATCATCAAATATTCTGAGTAAGATATGTTGCTTTCGGCTGAGTACATCTAACAATAATCGCTGCTCATTTATATCATCACTCAACATGACAATCCCTTTAAAAGCTGTGATTGAACCCGGATTTTTATGTAACCAACGACGCATAAACGGCTTTAAATCTGTTATATTATGTCCCCTGATTAAGGCATCATAGAACGAATGATAACGACGGCCTAAATTAATAACATCAGCGTTAATGGCTTTATTACCTGCTCTGCTCCATTCCCAAAGTTGAAAAGACAATGGTTTTGTTAAAGCAGGACCATCAGGGAATGCCATTCGCCATGCCATATTGAAAATCATTCCAGCACCATACCCATGCTCATTAGATACTCCAGTTGCTTGATAAACATCCTTAACCCGATAACCGGTAATAGCTGACATTCGTTTTTCAAACTCTAAACGAAGCACCTTAAATAACATTCTAAATTGGGTGGCATAGTTAATTGCTGCAGATCTAGTTCTACATTGATGCAGCATGCCAACATATCCATATAGATTATTTGTAGTGCCTGAAATATGCTCTAAATCATAAATATTGACTTTCTTTTCACCTTTTACATCGTCAATAAAAAGAACCCTCAAACTTTTAAAATCAAACCTGATTGTTTGATAAAAGCGCTTAGGCTGTTTGATGAGCTGGTCGCCCATCAATACAACCTGATGTCCTTGCATTTGGAGATCAACCCAATCTTTACAAGAAACAATAGAGAATCTAATATCAATAGGAATCGCATCAGATTCATTAATAATAAGCCCTACATGTTCACGAGAAGGATTAGAACGATGCCCACAGAAAGGGCATACATAATAGTGTGCTCGTGTACAGTACCCATTGCCCGGATGGTAATATTCAGGCCATATAGCAGAGAATGAAGCATCACAATCAGCATGATAGATTACAGTTTTGGGCGCTTGCCATCCCTGATAGCGAACTACACTATCATGTAATTTTGGAATTTCAAACGAATACAATATTTCCATAGCATCAACCAAATAACTCGTTAATATCAATATCGGTATTTACTTCTGCTTTAGCTGGCTCAGGTGCTGGCGTAGGATCCTTAGGCGTATTATTCGCCTTTTCTTTCAACTCTGCAGCTCGTTTCTTTCCACTGGCCTGCTTATCATTAGCTGCAGCCTTTTTATCGGCTTCACTAACAATATCAATGGCCTTAATAATAGATTGTGATGCTTTAATAACCGCATTATTGTAATCTAGGGCCTCTTGGAACTCATTAGCATCCTCAGGCGATAATTGCATCGCCCGTTCCAATGTTTTATTATCAGCCTTTAATATTTCCACAACTCGTGTGTAATTGCTCTTATTATTCATGTATATACTCCTTCTTAAACAACAATTAACCAATCAATGTAATTAGTTCAGCCGCTAATTCTTTTGTTAAATTATCAACTGTAATTTTATTGCCCGGCACTTTATGTTTGCCCATTAATGCCATATATGGTGTCAATCGATTTGCTTGGTCTGCTAATAACCATTCTTTTGCCTTATCAATTAAGGCCTGTTTTTTTGCGGCTTTATCATCATCGGTTGCATCCTGAGCAGGTTCCTTAGCTTCTGTTTGTTTTTGCTCCACTACGGGATTTTCTTTAGGTCCTGCATCATTTGTTATTTTTTCAGCAGATTTAATGACGGTTACCTCTTCTGCAGTAGATTCCTTAACCTCCACAGGCTTGCCCGGAGTAGCGTCCTTTGGTCCTAATGTAGATACATCACAATGTGGTGTTACTACTTCTTTAGGGGAAGCACTAGCTGCTGGTGCAGCCTTTTTAGACTCAGCTTCTGTAACAGATCCATTCATTAATTCGTTGTACTCGCTAATTTTTTTTGCTAAATCTTTTGGATTTTTGAATTCGATTGTAAATTGGTTCATGATATTACTCCTTTTCTAAATATGCTTTAATAGCTTCCATTGTTTTAATAACGTTATCGATATGAACACGAATTTCAACCAATGGCGTCGAACATCTTTCATTTTTTAGATATTCAATTCGATTAGTTAAATAGCTCATAGTCATCCAGCCATAAGGAGTTGGGAAATTTCCAACTTTTTCATAGCTCGCCTTGATAAACCACGGTTCTATTACATTACCGTTTAATTTTAAAGTTAATTGTTCAAGTTCTATTTTTTTGCTCCTTTAAAATTTTCTATGATATAATGTGATTAGGTTATTATTTAACTAGGGTTGTGCTTGTTCCAGCAAGTGCAGCCCTTTTTCTTTCTTTTGCTCGCATTCGTAAATATGTAGAATGACAATTTTTACAAACACAAACGACCTTTCCAATTGCGGTATTAAATATGCTATAGGTTTCGTGATTAGTTAATTTATAACCGCAATGGTAACAACGCTTCACCATCGAATTAACGCCTCCCCAGTTACCCACCAATATGCAACGCCCCATACTAGCAACATAATCAACGTGCCAAAGATAAAGCCTTCAACTATGTCAGCAAGCTGAGGGGCCATTATATTCCTCCTCTCTAATCTGCGACGTCGATATTGTGTAATTCGGTAATGTCGCCATTTCAATGCTTCCGTTCTGTCCACCATTTGCATGATATTCTTCCCTCCATTCTTCAAATTCTTCTAATATTCCGGGCCGGCTAAAAAAATCAATCATATCTTCAACCAGCCACGGCCTTACATCCCAACTCATTCAAAATCACCACCTGCATTGGTTGGTTTTACATCAATATTCGTAGCAGTAATAATGATTTGAACATCATTTTTTCCAAATGCTTTGAGCGTATCTCGGATATCACTCATTTGATCCAGCGTTCCAAGTGGTAAATCTCCAAGCATTGATAAAGCGTCTGACATATTCAAATATTTCTTTAAATTCGACATTTAGTACTCCTTACATACCCAATAATGACAATATGCTAGCTACCAATGCTGCAAATAGTGCAATGTTCATGCCTAAATCGATTAATGACATAATGTTCACCTCCTTATAAATCAAGTTTGAATTTAATAGTGTATAGTCGATGCAAGTATTCTTGATTGCGTTCAAGAGTTTCTTGTTTTGACCTCTTTGTAGGATAGCTATAATCGTAAACGCCTGCTTTAATATCTACGATTACCTTTTCTATCTTTGTGACGATTTTTTCAAAGTCGCTTTTGGGATAAGCCCAGTGAGTAATAACAATCATCGATGTAATCCATCGGTGGAAAATCACAATGTTTATATTGCATTTCTTTCATGGGTTTAAATCCCCAACCTGCTTTGTAATTCATAAATGGCTCCTTATAACTTTACATTTAGCTAACTTTTAAATCAAAAAAATATCTTGCATATTCAAATGCGGATCATGCGCTTTAAATATAGTGAAGATTAAACTCATTTCTTTTTGATTAAATCCTCTCTTTCCAGTTTCTTTCTGAGAATAGGCCCCCTCTGAAATCCCTAACACCTTTACAATATCTTGTTGAGTGAGCCCAAATTGATTTCGTAACTCAATCAACTTTGTCTGTTTCACTTTATCACCTCATCTCTTTTATTCACATTTGGTTAACTTCTATGAGTTGATTATACTTCACATTTTGTAAAGTTGCAAATAAAATGTTTTTAAACTTTACGTTTAGCTATTTTACTTTTTCTTTACATTTTGCTAACATCAAGACATAGAGGTGTAACAAAATGAAAACTTTAGGAGCGAGAATAAAACAATTAAGGAAATTAAAACATTATACGGGGCTTGAATTAGCCAAAATGCTAAATGTTGCTGTTCCTACGATATCAATGTGGGAATCTGATAAACGGAGGCCGGGAGCGGATATGCTTCAACAGATAGCATCTATTTTTAATGTATCTATCGAATACCTTTTAACAGGTGAACACCCTACTACGGATGATGGATATTATTATGATCCGGAAGTAGCAGAATTAGCGGAGGAAATAAAAAATGACCCCGATTTGCGGTTGTTATTAGACGCAAAGCGGAGCCTATCAAAAAGCGAGATGGAAAGTATTATAAATATCACGAAGTCGTTATTACAAAGGGAGCGGGGGGACGATTACGAGTGATTATAGTTAAGCTAGTAAATTTACCGACTGGCTGCGGGGGATATGTTAGGAAAAACGAAGATGATACCTATACAGTAATACTAAATGCAAAATTATCGCATGCAGAAAATCAAAAAACTTATTTACATGAACTGAGCCATATTAATTTTGCAGATCATGATTCGCCGCATAAGGTCAATCATATAGAATCATTAAGACATCATCGTTAATAAAGGGGAAATATTTATGTATTGTTCAAATTGTGGTTCTAAACTAGATGATAATGTAAAATTTTGTTCTAATTGTGGGACACCTGTAACGGGTAATCCCCCACCTACTCCATTGCCGGATGTACAACCAGCAAATGAGATACCATCTATGCCGGAGTATCCAAAAGAGGTTAACGGGGTAACATTCAATGCAGTACAGGTGGCGCTAGATACTAGATTATTCGAAAAGTCCGGATTTACCGCCACAATAGAAACAGCGGATGAGATTAAGAAAATTACAGGGGCGGGCATGTTAAAATCCTCAAATGCTGCCACCCAAATGTTTAATGATCCATCATTAAAAAGCATTGTTATGGCATATCAAAGCGGCCAGCCCTTATCTATAAATATAAACGTTGATGACGGACAATTACGGTGCCC